TTGTGAACCGTCACTACTTTTGGGCAAACTTCACTATACCAGAAATCGACTTGCCAACTACAGGTATTCGCAACAAAAACACGATAAGCGCCCTTGAGCGGTTCTTAGGCTTTGATCTTACTAAGTATGATATTCCAAACAAGCGCCAAATCCTGCGTAACTGTGTAAACCCGCAACTTGGATTGCACGTACTAGAGGCGGCAAACCTAACTCCACGTGGTAGCGACAAGGCTAGTCGCCTTGAAGAAACGCCGCGTGTTGAGCAAATGGATTTATTCGATCAAAGTGTGTCGGATGGCTAACCCGCCTTGCGCCACACGCACAACGTTCACCGTTCGCTTTACGACGTCCTACGGACGCCCCGCATCAAACGGTGAATGTGCAAAAATGACATTGGTAAGACAGTTCACCTTATTTTTTACAGAAAGGATTAGCAAATGGAACTATCAGAAGAACAAATTGAATCGCTTAGAAAATTTGCACTTGGTTTTGTTGATGACATTGCAGACGGAATAGGTAATTGGGATGGATTTCAAATCCAAGACCATGCAGTAAAGCACAAGATACTCATTCCGCAAACTAAGTATGAGCCATGTGGAGAGGGGTGCAATTGCGCTGAGTATTACGGTAGCGATGAATGGAAAGACGGTATTACTTGTTATGTCATTCCTGAGTGGCTAACACGCGACGGCGAACTACCAATGGAGCAGACCTACGGTGACGAGTACTGGACTTGTAAAGAATGTAACGCTATCAATAGCGACAACTTCAAAGAATGCGATTGTGGCAACCCCGTCACTCCGTAGGCTGCTCATTTTTGCACATTAGAAAGGATCCTCGATGAACAGTGACGACAAACCCAAAAGAAAATTCAAACCGCTTCCCCGGCCACCCAAGAAAAAGCACAAGAAACGGAAGAACAAATACCGGGCGCAAAGACGAAGAGCGTATCAGGGAATCTCTGCGGCTGAATATCGTCGCAGGTCCAAGGCGCACATGGACAAAAAGCCAAAGGATCATGTGTGTAAGTGTGGTATTCCCAGGGGGAAGTATGAATGGTGCAATGATTGTAAGACGTGGCCGAAGAAGAAGAGTATTGCAGTTGAAGCGGAGAAAGGAGGTTGATTCCATATGCTATAATCCGAAATACAAACGAATAAGTAAGTAAACCCTAGACGTGAAACGCAGGGCAGCCGAACAAATTGGCTGCCCTGTTTTTGTTTTCACAAGGAGAGAAAGATGGAACTAACAGCATTACAAATCTCAATAATTGCGGCAATCGCTTCGGCGTTGGCGTACATCATCAAACAGTTCAAGTGGACCATCCCCCGGTGGATTGTCACCCTGATCTTGTTTTTTATATCCGGTGTGTTGGCGTTTGGGTGGTTGGGTTTCACGCTACCGACACTTCCCACCTTTGTGGCATCAGCTTATTTAGTGACTCCCTTTTTGGTTGTCGGTGGATACGTGACCTGGTTGGGTGAAGCAACAATAGCACTAAGCCCTTTCTTCGCCTTTGCAACCCTGATCTACCAGACAATTGGCAAGTTTCTTTTTGATAAGATTGCCGACTTTGCACTACTGACTGAGCCTGACAAGCGCAAAGTCTACTTCACAAAAAGGTACAACGCCGCAACAACCAAGGCGAACGCGCTAAAAGCCAAAATCAATCGCATCAAATAGCAACGGGGCGGGCCAGTTTTGGTCCGCCCTATATTGATGGAAGGAGTTGGCTTATGGAGCCGCTAACCTTTACCGATGGGGGCGTGGCATTGATCTTTGCCTTGTTTGTAATCAAGGAATTGTTCGCCATTATCAAGGGATTCATTCAGCGTAAGAACGGAAATAATGGAGAAGAATTCAAGCAAATGATTACGGAGATCCACGAATTGTGGTCGTGGCACAACGTAACTGACGATGACGGGGTAAAGCTATGGTATGTGCGCCGGTCCCTGGAGGATGCAATAAAGCTTTTAGCCGACAACGTAGCGGCTCAAACAAAAGTATTCGAACAGCTAATTTATCGCTTGGATAGAGGTGGTAAGGAGTAATCAATGGGCATTGTAAAAACTGTCAAGAGATTGCTAGAAATTGACTACGTGACACCAGATCCGAACCGAGTCTTTGGAATGGACATCTCGCATTGGGCGGGTGGTCCTGTGAATTTCAGAGTGGCCAAGGAGAACGGGTGTCAGTTTGTTTTTATCAAGGCCACGAACAACGGCTATGAGGTGGATTGGTTCCGGGAGAACTGGGAGTTGGCCAGGCTTGCCGGGGTCCCACGTGGGGCCTATGCCTGGTTGTATCCAAGCAGGATCAAGTCAGCTAATACCCAGGCGAATCAATTGTATGAGTTGCTGGAAGAGTTGGGGCATGGCGAACTTCCACCGGTCGTAGACTTCGAGAAGACCTGGTACGACTACGAACCTGCCAATCCGGACGCAAAAGATCTATGGGGATTCCTGGAAACTTACTGGCGCGTTAGCGGGGTGAAGCCTATCATCTACACCGGTCCGAGCTATTGGGACGAGCACGGCACGAAGGAAACGCACTGGGCGGAGTACATGTTGTGGATTGCTAACTACGACAAGGACACGCCAACCGTTCCTTTACCTTGGGGGAGCGTAGGGAATCCCCGTTGGACATTCTGGCAATGGACCGAGCGCGGGAAAGGTACGGACTTCGGTGTGGATAAGTACCGGAAGCGAGCCGTAGACCTGAACTATTTCAACGGTTCCATTTCGGAATTTGAAAGGGTTTTTGAGTCCCCGCCGACTATACCTTATCTGCCACCCCCAGTATTTGTTCCAGTGGAACAACCAGAAGGAGATAACATGGCTGAGTTACACGCTTCAACAGCAAGACATATTGCTACTATCACGTGGGATAAGGGAGCAAACGTCCGACCACAACCGCACACAAACAACACCAAGATTCGCACGTTGGGTAAAGGGGCAGTGGTTGAGGGTTATCTGTGCTTAGATGCCAATGAGCCTGACAATGAGTTGAAGTTATGGTTGGACATCGCTGGGCAGGGTAAGGAATACGTCGCTTTGCTTTATCCGAATAATGCCGGTGAGTCAAAACCACGTGCAACTTTTGATCCTATGGAGAATGTTCCAGATACAGAAGATCCAGGATCGGAACCATCAGTCAAGCACGTGCTAACCATCTACGAAGACGGAGACTTTGACATCGACGGAGTCCGATATGTCCCCCCAGCGAATTAGGATCTTCACAGACGGAAGTATCAAACCAGGCTTACATGAGCCAGCACCACCACCAGAACCCATAAACTTCTTTACAGTCCCGGACAACGGGAAGACATATTGGATCCACAAGCGCGACTTCCAGTTAGAAAGATGGGAGTATAAGCCCAGGTCGATGGTTCTCAACTACAAGAAGGACCCGCCCAACAGCGCATTGCCAGATATGTTCTGGTTCCAAGGTCCGTCAAATGGTCAGTTCACGCCATTGAATGAGAAGTGGCAGCACTTCTTCTTCAATCTCCTGGTCAAGTCCTGTGCAGGGACCAGGGACCATGAAGAAATGTTGCAGATCTGGCATGATGTCATGCACGAAGCGCGGGCCTTGAATGACAACCACTCACGAGAGAAAGGGTACGCCGACTACATCGAAGGTGTGAACCTGGACTCTGAGAAAGGACCTATGGCCATAGCTTACATGACAGCCGGTGGGAATCTCTTGGAGCAGGTCCGCAGATCTGGTCGCAGGGTTACGGTCCGCACGTTGGATGCAGACAAGGATCCACCTGATGTGGATGCGATTTGGGGGGATTGGAGTGTGATCCATTTCGCAACGGAAACCGGGTGGATCAAGCTGGGTAGGAGATCCTATCAAGCTGGCCGGTGGGCGTGGTGTCGTCCTTACGGGACTCCCTTCCCATTTATTGCACCTGGTGGAGAATTGTGGACCGATGTTGGCGAGCTAATTGAGGCTGTTCCGGGCAGGGTTTATAGCTGGTACAACCTGGCGACGGCATAGGAAGAATGTCGCACTTATGTCGCAGTTTAGATGGAATGAAAAAAGAAGTAACGCCGCGATCTTGCTGGCAGAAGGCACGTCAGTAACCGACACAGCGAAGATTGTGGGGGTGACCAGGCGCACTATCCAGAGATGGAACTGCGACATTGATTTCCAACAGGAAGTTGACCGTCTTACGCTCATGGTTGGCATTGCCAATCGAGCGCACAGAATCAGGATTGCAAGAGACATTATTCAAAAAAAGTTGAACCAAGAAGAGCCGAGTAAAAAGGATTTATTGGACTGGCTACGCTATGCCCAAACAGAAACAGACGGTGTCAAGCTCGACCTTACCGCCCTCTATGAAGCTACTGCACTTGTGGCCGGTGGCGGACCGGGTGGAGATGATAAACCAAAAGAGAATCAGGACAAGCAGTAAAGATCTTCCGTTGGTCCAAGAGAAACAAGCGGACCTACTGAATGCCTGCGGCTTTACTTGTGCGCCCGAAGGAGAGATGATCTTCGATGGCCACAAGATTATGATGTATGCGCCGACCAGAGAGAAAGGTCCAGCCGTCGCAGATATTATTGGTTTTGGTGGCGCCGCTTTTGGTGGTAAGACATACGGGTTATTGTGCCTGGTGCGTGTGGCCGCCGAGTTGTGGCCAGGGATCCAGATTGCTTTCTTCCGCAGGACCTATCCGGAATTGGACGGACCAGGTGCAGCAATTCAAACGGCTTATGAAGTGTTCGAAGGGGTAGCCAAGGATAGCGACGGGGGCAAAGTATGGGCGTGGGAAAACGGGACCCGTTTCTTCTTCCGTCATTGCCAGAATGAAAAGGACGTACATAAGTATCAATCACAACAAGTGGACATTCTGATCATCGACGAAGCCACTCACTTTACGTGGCGGATCGTGGACTATTTGCTAACTCGTAACCGTAAGACCAGGGATCATTCCGGATTCAAGCCGTTTGCCGTGTTGACTTCTAACCCAGGCAATATGGGTCACATGTGGTACTCAAATCTATTTGATGTGAACAAGGAGCATGGGGCGCATGGTCAGATCAAGAAGGTCATGACGCAAAACGATACCTACGAGTACACCTACTTCATTCCTGCTTTCCTTGAAGATAACCAGATTGGTGTGGTTCGGGATCCAGAATACGAGAACAGGTTGATGAAACGTGACCCGGAGATAGCCAGAGCCTTACGTTACGGTGATTGGTCTATCTTCGCCGGTCAAGCCTTCCCACGTTGGACCAAGGAAAGAATCGCGGTTGCTCATTTCGACATTCATCCTACCTGGCCAAAGTGGAGAGCCGTTGATTATGGCTTCACTCATCCATGTGCAGCCGGTTGGTTCACAATGAATCTGGACAATAAAAGGATCTACGTGTATCGAGCCTTCAAAGAGAGTGGCTTGACAGATAAGAGACAGGCGCGTAAGATAAACCAGTTGACGTTACCGGACGAGAACATACCGTTCACCTATGCCAGCCCGGATATGTGGGGAAAGAAGAACGTCGACAACAAGGTTACTACTGCGGCAGATCAATATAAAGACGAAAAAATAATACTGTATCGTGCGGATGACCATCGAATAAATGGCAAGCGGAAACTCGATAGGTTGTTAGCAGACTTACCGGATGGAAAGCCAGGACTACAAGTCTTTGATGAATACTTCCGGGTATTTGACAGTATGCCTACCTTAGTTCGAAACGAGAGAAACCCGGAAGACGTGTTGAAGGTAGACGGAGATGACGACTATGACATGCTGAGATATGGCCTTACGAACACCGATCCTTTGCCGGTTGAAGATACGCAAGAAGAAGAATGGCAGGACTGGGATAAAGGCTTGAAGCATGTGTAAGGAGCTATGATGGCCGCAAAGAAAAAGGATCCGAATAAACCAGAATATTACGACGACCTGGATATCGAAGGTTGGCGTGAAGTGATGGGGAGTCTGAAGAGTCTCCGCAGCAGGACCGATGATCGGCAAACGAACTGGTCAGACATCGAAGATATGATATTCATGGATTGGAAAAACTCAGGGATGACCAAGGCCAAGCAGTCAGTTGACCCTGGACCCAGGAATAAGGTCGGGGGTGTAAGGAATTTGTTGACTTCAACACTTCCAACATTCAATTTGCCGCATGATAAGAATGATCCGGGAGCCGAGAAAGTATCTGGCATGATTGAGAAGGCGGCCAATACAATCTGGATCCGGTCTAATCGAGTGCAGGGTATTAGCGTGGAGTCTGGTTTAGCAACGGCAGGGACCACCTTTGATGAAATGCACGTGCGGGTTGTATCTACCAAGGATGACCTAGTTGTTGTGGAAGATGCCTTTGAAGCCGCGAAAGATGATGACGACTTCGACGAAGATTATTGGACGGCGGAGATCGAAGAGGCTGAAAGGATCCATCATCGAACCCCTTTCACGTTTGAGCTAATTTCCCCAAAGATAGCGCATCCAGCCTGGACCAAACGACGTAACATGGTAGCTTATTACACCGAAGAAGATTTGTTAGTTGCAGATATAAAACGAGATTATGGGGAGCGAGCAACCCGGTCCATTGGAACTAAGAAAGACCATGAAGTTCTAACGGTTTGCAATTGGCATAACAAGATCGTGCGTTATGCCTGGGTCAAGAAGGCCAGCGAACCTATGTTGGCGGAAAAAACCGGGTTGAAGTTCATGACAATTGTTGCCCGGAGAGTAGTAGGCACGGATTTATTTGCTTCATCACTAAGACAGAACGAACCGTTTTTGTACACAGCTTTGAAGTCCGGGGTCTGGAAGGGAAAGAACGCAATACTTACTGCGACCAGAACCAACTTAAATAAACTGATGAATGCCCAGTTCTTTTATCAGATGAAAAGCGCGGAAGATAAATTGAAGGAGATCAACTTCAAACAGATCGGTAACGTGATCCAGGGTGAAGGTCGTTTGACTCCACTGGGTAAGATCATTATGGACCAGAATGTTATGGCAATGTGGGAAGTGCTCGACCAGTTGTTCGAAGACAGCACTATCTATGGTCAGGCGTTAGGTGAGAGGTTATCTGGCAACACTACTTTTAGCGAGACAGCATTGTTAGCACAGCAGGGCCGACTTCCGATTGTCCCGATTCAGAAAGCCCTGGCCGAGACTATGGCGCAGGCTATGGAGATAGCATTCAGGTGGTGGAAGGAAGAGGGGATGAAGTGGGAAGAATATGCAGATCTGGATCCTGGAAAGATTCCAGACATCCTGGAGTTTGAAGTCAATGTTGAGCCAGATCTTCCACAAGATAAGGTCCAGGCCGCGACCGTAGCAGGGGATCTAAACCAGAAAGGTTTAGCTTCGAAGCGTTGGGGTCGTGAGAACTTGCTCAATGTTGGGCAGAGTGATGAAATGCAAAGTGAGATCTGGTCCGAGATAATGTCGGAAGAAGCTTTCAAGGCTGGTGTGGGTCAAACATTAGCAATAGCGCAGCAAGCAGCGGAGGGGATCCAGGGAATATTGAATGGTCTGGGTGGTGGGGGTGAAGTGACCGATGAAGAAGGCCGACCGGAAGGGATGATGAGAAAGCCAAAGGTAATGCCTGATTCTGAAACGCCGCCTGAAGATCCACAAGTATTGGAGACTCCCGGTGTCCAGTCCTAATATTATCGACATTCAAGATGCCATAAACCAGGGCAATAATATTCATCGGGAATGGCAGGAGAAGTGGCTAGATCAGTATCTAAGCCCATTGAAAGAATTGTTGGTTGCATTACAGGCAGAGGAGATGGTCAAAAGTTGGGCATTGATTCCGCCTGAGTTGCGGGATAAATTGCGTGAGTTATATCCCAAAGAAGTTGCCGAAGCCGAGAAGGTGATGGCAAAGATTGTCGAAGGAGGTATCCAAAATGGCTGAGATTTTAGGTGGTAGAACTGGCAAAAAGAAACCAAGCCAAACCCCATCGTGGTACACAGGGGCGGGCAAAAAAAAGAAGTCGAATCAATTTGCACAATCAGTAAAGCGCAACAAGCTAAACCGAATGGGCTCGTTACCAAAGGCTCCTGATGAAAAGAAATCGATGGACTTGCACCAGCAATCGTTGTATCTGCAAGGAATGAACGACATCAACGAGATGTATGGTGGTCGTGGCCAGACACCAGGAGTGAACTTCGGTCCGGGCGCAGCTAGGGAAAGAACGAATCGACAAATTCGACTCGCACAAGAACAACAAAGAATTCCTATGCTGCCTTCCTACTATAACGCGAGTAATCCGAGTGTCGACAGGCGCGGGAATCAGTTCACCACGATGCAGGTTGCAGGCTTTGGCCAGGATGATCGACAAAATGTACCGCAGGTTATTCCCCCCGAGGGAGAAGCAAGCGCACCGTTCTACCCTACAAGTATGCCGATCATCGAGCGTGAAATGGATTGGTTGAATCAGAATGTCAATTCACCTTACTTGCCACCTTGGGTGTTCGATGGTTTAGGTGGCGGCGGTGGTGGTCAGAACTGGTGGGGTGGATACGGGCGGCGCAAAGGTGGTGGAGGTAGCTACGGGGCAGGGTATAACCCTTACGTCCCCCCTTGGGCAACCGGTTTATTCCAGGTGAACGCTAACAGGTAACGCAGCGTGGCCAAAAAGGGTAGCAAATTCCAGGGGTTTGTTGACAGCCAAATACGGAAAGCCGAGCGACAAGCAAAGCGTACCGGTAATTGGTCTAAGCACGAGAGACTAACTGGCAAGTCACAACCGCAGCAGCAAGCGGCAACTCAAACCATGCAACAACCAGGTGGGGAGTTGCGTGGTTTTGGGCATTTTGGTGGACCACCAGCAACATGGCCAGGGCAAATGGACACGTTGTTGCCTAAGTCCAAGGAATTTGAGTGGATGCCAATAGGGGAGACCAACCCACGACTGTCTTCCTTCTACTTAAACATATCACAGCAAGCCAGGAAGCCATATCAACAATCGGTCCGGTTCATGGCCGAGCAGGATTACACACGCCGCATTACAGAGAATCTAGGATATGAGCCTTCTTACTTCGAAGATCCTAGCCGTGTGGCCGCCATGTACCATGCCTTCCAGGGTGCGGGAAAAGATGCCGAAGTCCCGGAGTGGTTGAACACTGACGCTCTTGGCCAGGCGTATCAGTATTTCAAATTCCGCAATGAGGGAGTCCCTTGGAGCGAGTGGAAATACTTACCCCCCGACGATCCAGGCCGTCAGTTCTTACGGTCCATAGGAACACCACCGGTAGAGTTCATGCGCCCACAGGATGCAGCCACATTTGCCAACCCTGATGCAGTGAAGTCGGGTGGAATGGCGTGGTCAAGTCTTGCGCCAGAAGTCCGGGCCGAGATGTTGTCGGACCCAAGTTTCTATGAAGGCCAGATACTAGAGTTTCCGATGATGGCGCAGCAGGAGATCTTGGCGGATCCCAGCTTCGATTGGAGCCAACTTCCTGAATGGCAAAGCAAATATTTTGGAGTGAGCAGTAGTCCTGCTAAGATGGGCGCAATTCAGGGTGGAGTCATGGGCATGATGTTTGGTGGACCGGCCGGGATAATAGGTGGCGGTGCGGTTGGCGGTTTGATGGGGTATGCAGCCGGTAAGTATGGGTTCGACCCGACAATGGAATTTTGGGAGCAGGACGCGTTGGCTTCGAAGGTACTTGGCTTGATGATGTGGTTCGGGGAACAAGCCGAGATGCTTGTGGGTGTACCCATCCAGGCTATTGGTACGTTCGCTGATCCTAAGCAAGAGTTACAGGATCTATTAGAAGATCCAAAGACTACATGGTTGGCCGGGAGTGGAACCTTCGAAGAGATAGGACCGTTGATTGCTGACGTTCCCAATATGTATTTAGAAGCGATTGAGCTGACCGAAACAAAAGGTATGGCCTTCAATAGTGCATGTGCCGAAGTGCTCAACAGGCGGGCAGACGGTCCGTTAGAGTTCTACCTGGGCAGTAGGGAGAAACTCCCAACCGGTCGGGGCAACATGTTCGAAGCCTTGGCCACAGCGCGGGAGAGAATTGCAGCCGGTGAGAATTATCGCCAGGTTATGTTTGAAGCGCAGATGGGAGTCGCGGCGCAACTAAGTGACTTAGCCTTGCAAGGTTTTGCGGATCCTTTGAACTTTGTCCCTGAAATCAGCGCAGGCGCGGTGAGGTTGGGCGCGAAAGCCACCGGTCACAAGACAGCAGCAGCAGCTTTTACAGGAGTACGTAGCCCGATAGAGGGTATCAGGAAATACGCAACCAAAGTTCAGACCGGTGACGTGGCGCCTGGTTTCAAGTACAACGAGATGACAGGTTTGCAGCGCATGATGGGTGGCATTACTCTGGACCAGGCTGGCGATCCTGTTTTGAAAGCCGGTAAGTTTACTTCCGAAGGGATGTTTGCAAAGCCAGAAGAAGGATTCAAGAATTATCTAGGGACCCTAACGCCTGAGAGTCGTGCAAGAGTTGGGCTTGGCTTGGCAAATGACAACGTACTCGCTTTGATGTCGATGTTCGATGATCCGAGTGATGTGGTCCAGTTGTGGACCAGTATCAAGAACGGCGACATGCAGATGGCTAGTGAGATGGGGGCTAGGTTCGTAAACGCACCAGAGTTTTACACCATCCTACCTGCACTAAAGGGATACGATATGTCCAAGATGTTGGGCATATGGGAGGCTTCCAGGAACAGCGCGAATGTAGTCGAGAGAGTCGCGGCCATGCTAGGGGAAACTCCGTACAACATCCTTGATGATATTGCCACTCCGGATGGGGCAAGAAGAATATTTGAGCGTATGAAGACGGTCGCCGGTGAGAGTGCAGAGCCAAGAGCCAGGGCAATACTTGATGATGTCCAGGCGGGCAGGTTGGATGCAGACGAGTTGGTGCAGGCCGGTAAGATCTTCAACGGAGAAGCAGCCGCCCCGCTAGACTTCCGCCAATGGAAAGCCATGGTCGCCGACAATATGACCACCCACTTTGCGGAATGGGCGCGGGACTTCTTTGGATTGCAACCCGACAGTATGTTCTTCCGGGCAGCACACACGATGAAACGAGCGCAATCACTGTTACTCCTGGGACTCAATCCTAATTATGCAATCAACAACGGTTTGAACAATATGGTAACGCGGGCCGCTACCGGTAACTTTGGATTCATGACACCCAAGCAGATCGACACGTTTATGGCCAGGTTGGATCTGGAACCATACCGAATGCGTGAAGGTGTGGGGGCGATGGGTGATACTACGATTGGTCGGACCGGGGCCGCAGAGCGTGTGTTGTCAGGCGCTACTAAACAGAAAGGGATCCTGAATGATGCGGACCGGGTATTGAGATCCGCACAAAACAAGATCGGGTTATTCAGCAAACTAAGCCATAAGATCGAACAGATTGAAAGCACGAATGCTTTCGCCGTTGGAATCAAGCGGATGTGGCCGCACGTGTGGAAGCGGGGTAGGGGGTTCAGGCGCATGGATCTGGCACTGGAACAAGCTGTAAACAATACTTATCCAGGCGCGAGTGACATTATTTATCAGGCTATCGAAGCGGGGATGAACCAGGCCGAGATTGAATATGCAATTATGAAGGGGCAAAAAACACTGAGATCCAGATCCTTTGTGGATACAGTGGCCAACGAGTTAGGAACAGATCCAGCCCAGGCAACCGCAATGCTGGACCAGATCGGGGTATTGGATCGCCTGGATAATTACCTTGATGGGGTCAAGACTGATGACCAGGTGCGCCGTGCTTTCAAGTCCGTGATGAAACAGGCGCAGGACCACATAGATCTACAGTTAGCCAGGGACTTTGCGAACCAGGCTGAACATATTACCAACCGGATCAAGCATGAAGGAATGCAAGCCGTTAGCGATGTGATCATCGACGGTGAGTTGGCCATACAGGAGCGGTGGTTAGAACATTACAGTGACTTCGGGGATGTGTTTGAACATATCGAGAACGTTGAAGATCCGCTTACTCAGCAAAACCTAATAGAAGATACCTACATGCGCCAGAATCGTGAGTGGCGCAGAGTCAACCGGACCGAATTGGCGATATGGAAGGGGTTGGCCGATGGGCTTGGATTCGATGATGCAAGAGTTAGGAAGTTCTTAGCGGACAAGGCTCTCGTTCACAACCTTTGGAACGAAGCATATCAATTCCGGCTGGATGAAACAGCCCGTTATACTGATCAGTGGAGAAATGATTGGACGGCTCCTGGTCGTTATGCGGACCGGGAAGCATTGAGCGCACGTATCTCTGAGAAATTTGCCGACACCTTCAAGAAGGTTCAACGAGCAGAGAAACGAATGGGGGATGTCTTTGCCGAGAAGTTCGAACCTTATGGTCCCGAAGCTGTGAAGATGGCCAGGAAGCATTGGCGAGATGTGATGAAGTTCCGCGAGAAGATGTGGAATGAAATGCAAGCCCATCGTGAGAGTCTCAAGAATCTGTCATACGATGATCGACGCAGGGCCAACTACCTATTCTGGCAAGAGCGTTACCCGGAACTGATCCGCGAACTACAAGCGATGAAGATGAATAGCGCGTCTGAGTTGAATAGACGAATGCGGGGCGGTGGAGAAGATCTTGCGCCGCCTTCAGAAATAGGACCAAGGCCGCCTGATGAAGGGCAACCAGGTGGGGGTGGAGCCGAAGCCGAAGCGCCACCGGAAATAGACCTGGATGCGGAACTGGCAGCCGAAGCAGAAGCCGAAGCGGCGGGTCTTGAAACCGTCTTCGAAATAGCCGTAGAGCACGATCTACCCAAACTACGCCGGGATGATGGGGGAGTCTTGATAAAGGACTTCGGCGCAGATCTGGCCATACTTGCGATTGTGAGAAAGTTTGGTGGTGAAGAAGGAGCCAACGTCAGGACCTTCCAGGAATTGGCAGACGTACCGGACCTGGTTGCCCAGGCGTTTGAGAATCGGGCAGCAGCCGAAGAATCCAAGGCCGGTGGGTTGGCCGGTGATGCTTTCAAAGCCGCAGAAGAAGCACGAGCCACAAGCATAGTTGAAGGTGCAAAGGTTGGACCAAACACCAGGATCTTACGAGCCATCCAGGAGCATGGTGGCTTGCGGTTAGGACTCAGGCGGGACCTGACCGGAGATCCTAAATTCAAAAAGAATCGTGGTGTATTCAAACGTGGTGGTATGGACCTGGATGATATGGTCGTGCGCCTGGTTGAGGATGGATTCCCAATTGATGTGAATGATCCGGTGGATCCAGGTGGCACAATACAGGCTGGTGACTTGATCCGCAGGGCAATTGACGGTGAGGAGATCTATCCGGTTGGCCACGACTACGAAGCCGCTATCGTTCGCCAGGAGATCGAAGCGGCAAAGGCGGCGGAGTCTGCATATAACGAGACGATTGCCAGATCCTTCGATGCCGAGCAATGGATCCAGAGTGTGCGCGAGATTGAAGATTCTTTGCGCGGGCTAGATCTGAATGATCCGTTTGCTGATGAGCAGATCAACTACATTGGCCTTACTTCCTTGATGGATGATCTACCGAACCAAGTAGCCGATACAGTTTATGGTCCTACCGGTGAGACATACCGAGATTACGTGATACGGGTATTCGGGGAGGCGCAGGAATCATCGAACCAGATCCGAGAACTAAGAGACGTGGCCACCAAGCTTGCAGAAATAGACGCAGAGACAGAAGCGGTCCGTCAGTTTGAAGATATGGTGATGACCAAGGAGTTGTTCCGCGAGCAGCTTTCAGACGTGTTTGACCTTTCAGACATGGAAGCAGATGCGGTCGTGCAAATAACCGATGCCAGAGCCAAAGCATGGGCCGAGACGATGAATATGGATCCGAGTGAGTGGTATTCAAAGAACATCGCCGGTCTTGTGCGTGGTGGTGATGGATTGGAGCAAGCCCAGGTAAAGACAGGATTGCCCCCCAGGGGCGCGATTGACTTCCTGGATGATGGTCGGGCAATCATAAGGTCATTGGAACAAAGTGACGTTTCTACCGCAGTACACGAACTAGCACACGTATTCAGGCGCGAACTGACCGGTGAAGATCTGCAAGTGATTGAAGAATGGGCCGGTGTGAAAGATGGATCCTGGAACGAAGCCCAGGAGGATCAATTCTCATATGCCTTCGAGCGTTATTTGTGGGAAGGAAAAGCCCCTTCGACCGCATTGGCGGATGTGTTCTACAAGTTCAAGACCTGGTTGTTGAATATCTATAAGGAGATAACCGGGAGTCCCATCGACGTAAACTTGACAGATGAAGTCCGATTAGTGTTCGACAAGTTGTTGGGTCTGGAGGAGTTGGAGAAGTTTGGGGTAGAGATCGACCATGAGAAGGTTGCCGCAATCAAGAAAGATTATCTGGCCGATGTAGACCTGGATGTAATCAAACGCCAGGCGCAATTATTCCGCCAGCAACGCAGGGACCTTGGAGAAACCAGGCCGAAAGAAGTGCAGCAGTTATTACCTTTCAAGGAGATCGAGCCGGTTGAACCGAAGACCGAAACTGGCCAGGCTGAATTCAAAGTGGATCCAGAAAAGGTGGCACAGATCCGGAAGGAATACCTGGCAGATGTGGACCTGGATGCAATCAAACGCAAGGCCGCAGAGATCCGGGGGCGAGAGTCATTCCCACAAGAGAAAGGACCAGTCCAAAAACCAGAGCCGGTCCCACCTGATATGTGGGAAAGCACCATCACAAAAGCTAGGGTCTATGCCAAGGACCTATTAGATATTGGCCGGATCATGCCAGAAGAAGTGGATCCGATATGGAATGACCTTGACGCATTGGTAGAACTAATCAAGTCGAAGCCTAAACACATAGACCGGATTGATTTTAGCGAAGGGGTACATGCAGAGATCTACCAGATGGAAGATGGCCGCTATGGTTTGCGTGGTGCGGATACCGACACTGGCCGGTCCGTTGATGTGCGGATTTACAATACCCTTGAAGAAGCCCAAGCAGCCCTAGATAGGCAAAGGCCGCCGCAAGAAACACCCCCACCAGTGGGGGTGCGCGAGCTGGAGGGACCACCAGATGTGGGGGGTGTGTTGGCCAGTGAAACCCCAGGTGTGGGGGTGTTCCGAGAGAAGAGTCTCATGTATTCCTTGGCTGATCGGATCCGTCACGGTGATTGGTTCGAGAAGCCCAGGGACTTCGAAGAATTTGCCAGGGAATCCGGATTCGATTTGGAGAGTGAAGCGGACCTGAACATGGCTTACGACCTGATGGAGGGGGCGTACAGTATCCGGGCGCGTGAGATCCGTGCAGATCTGGCCAATCGTGGAGCCGGGATCCTGGACCATCTTACAGCTTTAGACGAATTGGAGAGCAATCTAACCACAGCCCGCCGCACAATCAGCAAGATGAAGGCGCAACAATTCAGCACACCTATGACCATCAGCGAAGCCGCCGCCCATGTTGCCGACGTGCGACCAGGTGATGTGATCGGGGAGCCAACCGCAGGGACCGGGAACCTGGTTGATATGTTCGCCGGTCGCCAGGACATCGAGATAAAGGTCAACGAGTTCGATACCGGTCGCCGCCAGGTGTTGGAGATCTTGGGTTATGAACCTACCGGTATGGACCTGATGACTTCCGAGTGGGTGATCCAGGATGGCGTGAAGGCCGGTGCATGGGCTGATGTGATTATCTCTAATCCACCTTGGGGCGCATACAGCACCGGAAAATATGGGAAGCCGGTCCACGTGCCAGTAAAGCTAAATGATTGGAGCCAGCGTTTTACCTATCTAACGCTCATGCGGTTGGCCGATAATGGCAGGTTTGTGGGAGTCATGCCGACCAATTGGTTGTTCAGCAGGAGCCGCACAACCAAGAAAGTAACATCGAAGCCTTCCAAGTTTTACCAGTGGTTGAAAAAGAACTATACTGTACAGGCGGTGATCGAAAGCCCGCCAGGTGCATACAAACATCGCGCAACCGGTGTAGGCAGTTTGTTGGTAGTATTGGATAAAACTACACCGTTGATTGACATCCCCCCTTTGGAGCGATTTGGGGATAATGCTCCGAAAGATTGGACAGGGTACGCACTCCTATTAGACCAGGTTCCAAAGCGGACCCAGGAGGCAGTAACACATGGCCAAGAAATCATCAGACAACAAAGGCAACCGGCAGGACCGGACGCAAGCGGGATCATCGACCCAGGAGCAAGGTTGGGGGTGGCAGAGCCAAGCATCGACCAGATCGGAAAACCCGTTGGAAGTGTTGATGACGGGGCCGCTAGATCAGGACGAACTGGTACAGGCGGGCGTGGGATTGATGCCGGATTGCCCGGAGAGGGAGATGCGGTCGATGTTGCACAGCCTACAAGAGAACCAGGTCCCCCAGTGGTCCAGCCAGAAGCCCCAACAGTTTCAGAACCAGTGGAACCTTTCGCTTACTCAGAGTCCTTCCGGACCAGGCTCGACGCAGGCCGAGCAGCAGTTGCGGAGTCTCGAAATTTTGCTGAATATGTGGGCCGAGCACCTTTACGAGTAGAAGATGTCCAGCACCCACATCCCAACACGGTCGTTGAAACCAAGGGTCTAAGCGGTGTTCCTTATCCAAATTTAGAAGAAACCTACCGACCGTCACCATCGGTCATGCGAGCCATGCAGAACCGGGTCCTGTCTTATGATGGGAATCTGGATCCTGTTTGGGCAGCCATACAGCAGAACGATAAAAACAAGATGGGGATGTTATTGGCCGACGACGTGGGTATGGGCAAGAGTCGGTCCGGGGCGGGGTTCGTGATCGACAGGATCGAGAAGGGGAGAAAGCGGATCCTGGTTGTGACCAAAGATGCACAGAACGTGCTCAACCTTATGAATGACGAGTTCCCCCAGGTGTATTCCGGAATTGGGGATGAAAACGGAGCCTTCACTACTAAGCCTTCAACAGATTTCCCGGCAGAGCGTGTGTTCTTACGCGGTAAGAATTTTCCGGAAGTCAAGAAGGGTGAGAAGCCGGTCCCGACCTTCGAAGGACCAGCCGTGTATTTCGTCACAGCCACAGAGTTTATGCACTTTGCAGAGGGTATCAAGGGTTTGAAGCCCGATGCAGTTGTCGTCGATGAAGCACACTTATTCAAGAATGTTGGATCCACTCAGCGCGGTTTAGCCTGGGTAGATCTTCACAAGGATTGGGTCGGTCGAAACGTGGATATGCTGTATATGACCGCCACTCCGGGTGTCGATGTTTCAGAGCTGCGTTACATGTATGGGTTGAAAGTCTGGACGATGGATGGCTTTGACGATTGGGTGAAGATGATAACCGGTCAAGAGTCACCTGATTCAATCAAGCGCAGGAACCAGGCGCGGGTTTCCGTCGATGAATGGTTGTTGAAAGTGCAGGAAGCCAAGGACCTGATAGCGGTCGAAGATGTGACCGTCACGAATCGGTATGATGATGCCTACCCAGGTTTGAGAGTTGGCGAGGTAGATTTATTCAAACCCACAGAACGACATTATGGGAGTCAGTACCAGGTTAGATATAAGGATAATACCTGGTCGACATCACTTATAACTGAGACAGAAGCAATCCTTACAGCCGACATTCTCAATCGCAAGTTGGCGGATGCTCCTGAAGGAATGGAGTGGTCCAGTCGGGATGTGTCTGACAAGATCTTCGAAGCCACACGAGAGTTCAAGGAGATCTACGAGCCACCCAACAAGGAAGATATAAAGGATGTGGGCTTCAAAGACGCTTCCGAGATCATCTCGAAGTCGGAGTCGGGTAAGTGGGGCAAGAAGGGGTTAGGCGCCTTCGAAACTACATTGCCACCGGCGCACACCGAGCAGATCATGAGAGAGTTGAAAGTCGCCGGGAGTTACATGAGCCGTGACATCAGTCGCGCTGGTGTTGACTTCGATGTCAGTGAATACACCCCTCCACCAGAAGCAAAGGCAGCTTTCAACAAACGTGTTGGGCTATACCGCAGGATCTATCAAGCATGGTCTGCATACGGAATGATGAACGAAGGACCCAAGCGCATGGCCGCAATGTTTGGAATCAACGGTGACATCCAGGCGGATGCCAAGCGAGCGTTATTCAACATGCGTCTACCTGGTGTGATCGACGAAGCCAACGCAGCAATCGCCAGGGGTGAGCAGGTAGCCATTTCTCTTGTGTCTGTGAGTGAAGTAGACGGGGACGCAGGAATCTTAGGATCCGCAATCGACAAGATCAACACTCAAAAGGTCGAGAGAATCGGCAAGGATAACTTCTCGGATCCGACAGAGATTCCCGAAGCCCTGGTCGAAGTGCTCACCCTGAAGGAAGATCTAAATAGCTTGGATTCATTACCTTCCCCCATCGATGTCTTACGAGACACCTATGGAGATCGAGTTGCGTTTGTGACCGGGGCCACGAGCACCAAGGATCGGATGAGCGCGGCGCGTAATTTCCAAAACAACAACATCGACGTGGTAGTTATTTCCGGTGCAGGTAAGACCGGGATCAACCTGCACGATATTACCGGGCGCAAGCGGGTACACCTGATCGTAGGCGATTATGAGTGGAGCGCAACTAACTTCAAACAGGAG